GTTCATGTTTCCGGCTGCGGCAAGGGCCATCGTCGTGGCCAGCGCACCGCCTTTGATGTCAGCCTCGGTCAGGCCGCCCTTGGCAAGCTCCACCATCGCGTTTCCGGCTTCGGTCGCGCTGAAAATCGTGTCTTCGCCTGTTTTGAGCGCGAGCTGTCGAAGCTCCTCCATGTTCGCGTTCGGGTCGTTCAACGCGCCTGCGACCTGGCTCATGGAGGTCTCGAAGTCGGAAGCAAGCTGGAATGCCGCCGCTCCGGTCGCGACGACCGCCGGCGTGAGCGTGTGCGTCATGGTCGATCCCGCTTGCGACAAGGCCCTGCTCGCCGGTTCGAGCTTGGCAGCGAAGCTTTCCACTACCTTGCCGGCCTTGTTCAGCGTCGAGTCCGCGAGTTTCTGCTGCACCATCGATTCCGTGAGCGCCTGCTTGTAGCCTTTCAGCCTCTGCTCGGTAATTACGATGTCGGATTGCAGCTTCGTCCATTGCTCGTGCTGTTGGTCGGGGTTGACAGGCCCTATGAAGCCGTCCGTCATCTCGTAAGCTAGCTTCTGCTCTGCCTCCTTCAGGAGTTCGAGCTCTTTTACCGTCGCGCCGATAGCCTTCTGGTAGTCTTTCTGCTGCTGGGCGAGAAGCTTCACGTTGCCGGGATCTAGTTTCAGAGCCTTCTCGACCAAACGGAGGTCGGTTTTCACCCCGCTGACCTCGCTGCGCACCTTGCGCAAGGCGCTTGAAAGGCTCGACGTGTCGGCTCCGAGCTTGACGGTCAAGCCTTTGTATGCGTCTGCCATTTGCATTCACCTCCTCGTTTTATCCGAGCAATTTGTCTATGTCCTCCTGCGTCGCGTCGCGCACGCCGCCTCCGCTGCTTCCGTCCGCAAAAGCCAGGTCGGTGTACGCTATGAAGTCGCGCATGGTCATGCGGCGGACGTCCTCAACCGAGAATCCGATCCGCACGAGCGCCAAGACGTTTCGCCAGGGCGTCCATTCGTCTGGCGATCCACTTCCTGGCGCGCCCGGTCTTTTCGCGACGAAACAGCTCGGCCGATATGGCCGAGTCGATCACCTCCAGCGCGCGGGCGTCGCCCAGCGCAAATGACTTCGGATCGAACTCGCGCAGCCATGAGGCGTAATCGGAAACGCCGTCGTCGTGCGTCCGGCACATGGCCCATGCGACTTGGAGCAGGATCGACATGTCGGGCGTTCCGCCCTCGTATGCCGCGAGAACCGCTTTGAAGAGGTCGCCGCCGAACGCCTCCCGGTAGACCAGAAACGTGTACGGCGACCCCTGCATGGTCACTTCGCGGTCGTAGATGACCGTCTTTATCATTACGAAGAAGCCTCCGTGAAGGACGGCGTGAGGACGGAATCGTAGAACCCGCTGTAGGCCGTTTTGTTGGCCTCGCTCTTCTCGATGGACAGCTTCGTGACCTTCTTGCCGCCGATCTCCTCGGGGATCATCGTCACGGCCAGCTTCTCGGTGGTCGGGGAAGCGCTGTCCTCGGTGGTCTTGTTCTCGTCGCTCGGGCGCTCGGCCGTCACGTTGTAGAACACGTTGAGGCGATCCTTCGCGTCTCCCTTGACCTTGAAGAGCAGGGCGAAGGGCTTTGGCACGGCGTCGGCGATCTCCACGAGCGCGCCGTTCCTGTCGACCTCCCAGCCGAAGATCGCGACCTTGACGGAATCGGGGATGAGCGCCATCTCGAGATCGCCGGTGTAACCGGCGTTGGTGACGCAAGTGTAGTAAGCGCCGTTGTCGGCGAAGAACTTCTCGGTGCCGCCCTCGGGGGACGTGGAAAGGCTCACCGCGCCGGGAATCTTGGTGATATCGCCATAGGTTCCAGGGCCGGTAAGCGGAGCGATGGCCACGTCGGAGAGGCCGAACCGCACTTTGTTGGTTGCTTCGTTTGCCATATGTCATCCTCCTAGATTGTGTCGAAGTAGTAGGCGACCAGGAAGTAACCCCCCTGGTCGCCCGTCTCGTTGGTCGAATATGTGATCTGGTTTTCCGAAAGCGCCCGCTCTATCGCCGCCTCGCCGTCGTCGTTCTTTCCCTCGCTGTACAGCTCCACGCACCAGCGTGGGACCTTCGCGTAGTTGGAGTTGTCCGCGTAGGCGTCGTTCCTGCCGGACTGGAAGAACACGACGTACGGGAGCGGAGGCGGCTTGGCCGGCGCCCATTGGCGGTACGCCACGGGCATGCCGGTCGATTTGAGCATGGCGAAGACGTCTTTTCGCTCCATCATCTGCCGAGCTCCCTCATAATCGTTTCGGCGCCAGTCTCGTACGCCGGCTCGATGTGCCGGTGCGCGGGCACGCGCTCGCCGGTGTCCACGCCGTGGACCCACTTCTCGTGTCCGAACTCGAGCAGGTGCGTGAGCGACGGCTTGGAGACGTTGTAGACGCGCACGTAGTAGCCGCCGAAGCGGTCATATTCGGTGCGCATTCTCCATCCGGCGGCGTACTTGCCGGTCATTCTAGGGTCGGCGGTGCTCTGGAGCTGCTTCTTGCATGCGTTCCCGCCTTTCTGGACGGCCTTCTTCGTATCGATCGTGCATTGCTCGAAGAAATCGTCCAGGATGCCCTCGAACGCATCGCCGAAGCCGGAAGCGTCGACGTATACTCCATTGCTCATGTCCTTACCTCGCATCTCATGACGATCTGCTCGTTTCGGAATCCGACGTTCTCGATGCTGGTGATGTCAAGCGCCTTGCCGCGCCAGAGCACCCGGGCCTCGCGCGTGTCAACCCCGTCGAACGCGGTATGGTAGCGCGTGAACAGCTTGATTGTGTCCTGCGCCTGGACTGCCGCCGCCTGCCAGAGCTCGGTGGAGCCGAGGCTGGACATGCGCGCGTAGCCGCGGTAGACGGTCGCCCATTCGACGGACACGTCGCCGCAGTCGTTCTGAACAGTCTGCTGCCTCTGCAGCTCGAAGGGCTGGTCGTAGTCCATGTGCCCCACCTCCTAGATCAGGTTGAAGTCGTGGCACGACAGGATCGACTCTGCCGCCCGGTTCACGTTCGACTTGTCGACGTACAGGGACCTGTTGTCGTACATGTCGCGCGCAAGCACCAGGACGGCGATCGCGATGTCGGGGTGCTCGTCCGCGTAAGCCGCATCGATGCCGCACCTCTCGTACACGTAGGAGAGGGCGGCGTCGTATGCTGCCGAGACGGACTGCATCTCCAGATCGTCCACGTAGTCGGGATCGAGGCGCAGATGGCGGAGCAGGACGTTACTCGGTATCTGGCTTGCCTTCAGGATTTCCAGCGTTTCGTCTGCCACTGGCCTTCACCTCCGTGACGGGGTACCCGCTGGCGATCATCTTCTTGCCGACCGCAGCGGGAACCTCGATTTCCTGGCCCTTGCCGGCGTTTCCGAGAACGCCGGAAAAGGACTTGTTGACGAGCAGCTTCATTACGCAGCCGCCATCTTGAGCTGCGCGATCGCCTGCTCAACCTGGATTTTCGCGTCTACCTCGACGAAGCCGAGAACGCCGATGGCGTGCTGCGGCGCGTAGAGTTCCTGGAGAACCTGGATGGTCGGCTGCTCGGCGAACTTGACGGCGAGTCCGCTGAAATCGCCGTAGTAGATAGCGGTCTTGCCAGCTTCAAGGCCGGGCATGTTGTCGGACGTGTACACGGGCTTGCCGAGCAGCGTCTTGCCGAACGGGGCGGTAACGTCGTCCTGGAGCAGGTATCGGTCGTTGCCGTCCTTCAGCTTGCGGATCGCGGTTCGGGTCGCGCGGGACATGATCCACATCGCCCCGGCCTGGTAGTAGTCGATGACGGAATCCTGCAAGTCGATCAGCTCGTCCGCCGTGATAGCGGTGGTCGCGGCGGCGGTGACGGTCTGCGTGCACGTGGAAAGGCCGCTGACCTTGCTCGAAGTGCCGACGACCAGCTCCTTCTCGAGCCAACGGGCGATCTTGGTACCCATGTCGTCCACCACGAACGCCACAAGGTCAACGTCGGTGCTGTTCATCAAAGAACGGGACACCTTGGTAAGGGCGCGGGCGAGGAAGCCGTTCAGGCTGATCTTCTTGAACTGGCCGATGCTCGAAGTCGCCTCGGTGAACTCGTCGGCGTACTCGACCGTGATGGAGTTCTCGCTCTCGTCGTAGTACGGCAAATCGAGCTGCCCTTTGATCGTGTAGCGCGTCGCGGCGTTCAGGATCGGGCTGACGTCGTAGATCTTCTTGACGATTCGGTCGGCGATGGTCTTGGGAATGATCGCGCCGTTGGTTCCTTCGGGGCCGCCGTTGACCATGTTCACGTCTGCGGCGCGCTGGAGGGTGCCGGACTGGTTTCCCCAGCGGATGTAGCTGGCGAACGCACGGATTTCCTCGTCCTCGGTCGTGCCGGTGCCGTCACCGTTGTCCTTCGTATCGGGGATGGCGAGCTTTGCGCGCTGGTTCTCGATCATGTTGATGGTCTTGTCGAGGTCGTCGATCTCCTTTTCAAGCGCGCGGAACTTCTCATCCTCCTCGGGCGTGACGGCGCGCACCTCCTCGGCGGCCTTGTCGGTGATGGCGGTCATCTCCGCGAGCTTGGCGTTGCGCTTCTCCTTCAGTGCTTTAATCTTCATGTACGCGTTCCTCCTGTTTTCGGGCATGAAAAAAGCGCCCTTCGGCGCTCTCGTGCGTTATTGTTTTCCGCGGCTTGCGTCTACTGCGCTTTCAGCCGCTCGATGGTGCCTAGATATTCGGAAAGATCGGGGGCTTCGTGCTTCCCTTCCGCCCTCTTCTCCTCCTCGGTCGTTTCGATGCTCTCGAAGTCCATTGCCCGGTACTCGACTGGAACGGAGCCGCTTCCGTCGTCGGCACGCGTGAACACGCTCGTTGCGGAATAACACGGCAGAAGCCGTTGGTCGATGATCGAAACTTCGGTCAGCTCCATGTCCTCGATGGCGCGATGCTCCATCCCCGCAGATTCGCTTTTACTCTGCTTCAACGGCCGAAATCCGAAGCTCCATCCCCGCAATTCTCTGTTTCGAGCTTTATCGATCACCTCTGGATCGGTGACTACAGCGCGAGCATATAGACCAACCGCATCCTCTTTGAGTTCAAGGTTCTCGCCCTCCTCGCCGATGACGCGCTCTTTGTCGTGGTTCAGAAGCATTTTGCGCTTTCCTCGCATGAGCGCGCGGGCGAAAGCGCCCGGTTTGATCGTTTCGGTGAAATAGCCGTCCTTGTCGCGCAGCACGCGGGATTCACGGGCTACCGCGTTCACGTACCCGGTAATCTCCACCGAATCAGCTCTGATGTTGACCTTCATCCTCTGTTTCACCTCCTTCGTCGGTTTGTTCCTGGACGTTTCCATCGTCAGACGCGGGCTGTTCGCCCGGTTCGTATGGTTGCAGGTCGTCAAGGTCTATCACCTTGCCCATGTTAGGTACGATGATCCTGTTCCTCTTCGCGTCGAAGAGAACGTCTTGCAACCCCATGTTGGTGTACTCCATGCCGAGCGGCGGCATGTTCTCGGATTTGCGAACCTCGTCAACCATGACGAAGCCGCCCTCTTTTGCGATTGTCCACGCCTCCCAGCGCTCTTTAACGTCGGCTTTGGTGAACTCGGACAGGTCGAACCCGAAGAAATGAGTAGGCTTTTCCGATTCGAGTAGCAAAGACCGGTTCAGTGATGCGACGAACGCGGCCAGGACGTCCATGATACAGAATCGAATGTAGTTGTCCCGTGCGTTCTTGCTCGCGTTGTCGGTTCCTCCGCTCCTGATGATTTCGGGAGGCATTTTGAACATGCTGTAGATGTCGTTCGCGTTGGTCTGCTTGTTCTCGTTCAGCTGCATTTCGGTTGAGCTTGCCGAAGCCTCCTGGAACTCCATGCCGTTGTTGAGCACTACGACGCTCTCATCTGTAGAGCCGTAGAACCGGCGCCATGCGTTTTTGAGGGCTTCCAACGCATTTTTTCCTAGCCCCTTCGCAGATTTCAGGAAGCCCCGCTTGCTCCCTCCGCGCTGGACGAGCGACCGTTCGTAGAGCATGGTCATGTACGCAACGGACAGGGCAACCTGGTTCGCCGTGATGACGCTTCGCCCGAACCGCCCGTTTCTCGTGGAACGAAGTACGCGGACAACCTGCCATTGCTCGTATCGCCGACCTCCGATCATGTACGCGACGTGCTTGAAAATCGGGTCGTAAACCTCATCCTCCATCGGGCAGACGTCTTCGGCCCGCACATAGTGGAGGCTTTCTATCTCGTTTGAGTATGGGCTTGCGTAGTTGATAAACATGTTGCCGCCAACGTCGGAACAGTAGTAGTCTTCGATCATCGCTTTTTTCATTTCAGGGCCAGTGAGCAAATCTCCCGTGTCCCCGTTCAACATGAGCACCCTGGGATCGTTCTCCAGCTCCATGACGGAATCGCCGTTCCTCGCGTACAGCTTCACAGGCAACGACGCGACCGTGCCGGATATGGTATCCACGCATGCGGCGAACGCCGGGATCGCCATTGCCTCGGTCTTCGTGATCGTGACAAGCGGCGTTACTCCTCCAATTAGAAGGTCGTCTCCGGTTACTGATTCGTCATCGGCCGATTCAGACGCTCGGACGAAATAATCCATGATTCCCAATTCCTCACCTCCTTCCTGTTAGTACTGGCAGACGAATTCGTCTCCGAAGATGATGTCCTGCTGAAGCAGGTAGACCGCGTTGAGCAGCGCGACCACCATATCGACCTTGCCTGAAGACTTCTTCTTGTTGACGTAGCGGTTCAGGTTCGTGTCGTAGGTGCATCGCGCGTTCTGGAAGTTGATCTCGAGCAGCTTGTTGCGGACGTAGTGGAACTGGCCGTCCTCGATCTTCTCCGCCAGCAGCTTGGTCGGCGGGTGCAGCACGCTCGAATGCTGCTTGATCTCGACGCACGTGATGCCGGCCTCCTCCCATTTCTGGACGCTCGATATGGCGTTGTACCGGTCGTAGCCGAGCGACACGACGGTGCCGCCGTACTTTCGCTCGATGTTCCTCACGAACTGCTCGATCACCGAGTAGTCGACGACCATCCCGCCGCACGCGACGGCGTTTCCGGCATTGATGAACTGCTGGTAGTCCACCTTCTCGAATACGCTTTTCTCATGCTGGCGCTCGGCCGGGAAGAACGCGGTCACGTCCGCGAATATCCCGTCGTCGTCCTCGAACGCCACGGCGACGGCGCAGTTGTCGTTCGTCATGGCGAGGTCCACCCCGACGTAGAGCGACCGTCCCGAGAAGTCTATCGACTCCTCCGAGCCCTCCATAACGGCGTCTATCGGCACGTAGGACTCCGTGCCGGCTCCCTGGTAGACGATGTTGCAGTGCTTCGTGATGAAGTTCTCGCGCTTGCTCTCCACCGCGATCGCCTCTGCGCGCCATTTAATCAGGTTGTCCCATACCTTCTCGATCTCGAGCGAGAGCGGGTTTCCCTGGGCGAGGATGGCGTCGTTGTCCATCCATCCCTTGGTGTCGTCGGGCTCGTAGAGGAGGGCGAAGCACGTCTCGTCCTCGATGATGCCGTCGAGCACCTTCTTGGCGTAGGAAACCTCGTCCTCGAGCGGGTTGTCGATGGTCGGGTACTTCGTGGAGGTGCAGAAGCCGAGCGGCATGTCCACCAAAAGCTGGCCCGACCGCATAGCCTCGATGGGGTAGTTCGTCGGCAGGGCGCCGATCTCGTCCGCGATGAAGGCGTTGGGCTCCTTGCCGTCCATGCGGTTGGTCGAGTAGTTCAGCGGCTTGTACTCCGTCTTGCTGCGCTTGCTGCGTATCCAGTCGCGCCGGACGTCCAGGTCGCCGTCCAGCGCCTCGTCGTTCACGGAGATGAGAGGGTCGAGGGCCTTCTTGATCTCGCGCGCGAGGTCGCCGTCGGGGGCTACGCTGAAGAAGCGCGAGAACGGAGGCTCGAGCAGGAAGAGCAGGATGAACAGGACGGCCACCACGAACGTCTTGCCGTTCTTCCGGCAGATCTCCAGGAGGGCGCGCTCGTAGCGCCGCCTCGTCGGATCCTCGCGGTGGACGCAGCACAGCAGCGCCGTGATGATGAGCCACTGGTATCCGGCCAGCGCATCGTAGATCGTCTTTCCCGTGCGCGGGCCCTTCGCCATCCGAAGCACAGACAGGATGAGGCAGATCCTTCGCAGCAGCTTCCTGTTCACGGTGTACTTCGGGTCCTCGTCGTCCCACATGCGCAGGAACTCGGCGCATTGGAGCTTCACGTAGCGCGGTGCGAGGTCGGCTCCATCGACGTCGATGTGGGGCGCCGACAGCGTGCCGTCGACTACGGCGCGCGCGTAGACGGCCGCATGGTCAATCCTCATCGTCGCCCATGACGTCGAACACCGTCACGGGCTTCTTCGTCATGCTCGCCACCTGGTCGGCGACCTTGGCGCGCGCGGCCCTCGACATTCCGAGGTCGCGCATGCAGTCGAGAGCGCTCTTCCTGCAGTGCTCGCGCGCCTGGCGCGTCTGCACGTTCTCCAGGTGCTCGAGGTCCTCGTCTATGAGCTTGTCGAGCGTCGCCTTGCGGTCGAGCGACACGACCAGCTCCTCGAGCAGGAAGCGGTCGAGGTTCGAGAGCGTGTCGGGCGGGAAGCACTCCTTCTTGATGAAGTTGTAGAGCTTCTTCCGCTCCTTCGACCAGTGCGTCGGCGGCCTTAGCTTGTCGCTCTTGCCCTGCAGGGCCTTCTCGACGCTCTTCCGAACTTCCCGCTCGTCGTTCGAGATGCGCGTGCTGTCCGACAGCATGTCCACGGGCAGCGTCGGTCTCGCCATGCGCCTCACCTCCTTCCGTGCTAGTTTGGGGAAATCTGCATGGTTAAAAACAGTCTTTGTTTCTGTGGGGGCGGCGTTGGTGTACAGCCCAGAGGGCCACAGGATCCCGTCAGGCCGGGGGGATTGCTATTCCCTGGTTCGGTATCGTTCTATCAGATCGCGAAGCGCAGAGCGGCTTATATCGCCTCGCTCCGCCTCCTCGTGGTGCATCGAGCAGAGCGTGATGCAGTTGCCTAGGTCGTTTCGGAGGTCGAAGTCCTCCTCCAACGGCACGATGTGGTGGACGCCGAGGCCGTCAGTGGTGACATCGCCGAGCGAGCGGCACACGACGCACATGTTGAGGTCGAGGTCGCGTACCTCGTTGCGCGTGCGCTGCCAGTCTCCAGTGCTGCGGTACTTGGACGCCCTGGACTCGCGAGGCGCGTACTGCTTGCGCCTGCACTTGATGCGGCTGTCGTGGATGCGACCGCATGCAGGGCACGACCTAAGCATCAGGCTCCCGACCTGTCACTGCGTGCTTGCGCCTCACGTCGATGCACATGATGTCGCTGCAGTCGAACTTGGCGCTGACCTCGATTGCCAGCTCGACAAGGCCGCTCGGGTACTCTCCGAGGATGTTATCCGCATGGTCGGATATGTACTCGCCCGCTGCCTTGATAGCCTCGATCGCATTGTCCTTGGTGGAAAGGTCGTGATAGATCTTCATCGGTCCGCTCCTTTCGGGCAACAAAAAAGCCGCCCATTCGGACGGCTCTTTCGCTTTGTTCAACTGATTACACTATACCACAGGGAAAGCGGCGGTTTGCGGCGGACTTTGCGCCGTGCCCCGCCTTTCCACTATCTTCCTCGCACGTTCGAGCGCCTTGCGGTGGATGTCCCTCTCCTGGCGCTCGCTGTAGCCCATGTTGCTGGCCACAACTATCGGGCTCCATCCCATGATGTAGCGGTAGTGGAGGCTCTGGCCGCATGTGACGTTCTCGTGCATGACCTCCCTCACAACCGACCGCACGTCGTCCCTCACGGCTATGTAGTACTTGATCTCGTCGTCGATCTTGCGGCAGTGGTCAACCAGCTCGGCCACGCCGTCTCCCACCTTGTCCTTGGCGCCGGAAGGCCCGCTGTCCCCTCCGTAGCTTGGAGTGATGCTCATTATGTTGCTGATGATGCGCTCGTGTTCCTCCGTCAGGCTGTCGAGTTCGTCGCAAGCCTCCCTGTACCTGCTCAAATATCTCTTGATGTGCTTCGACACGCGCGTCTCTCCTTTATTCGGTTTTCAAATGTAGGCCGCTGAGGGTCGCCTCCGCACCCTTGTATTCTACTGCCGATCTCCGTTTTCTTCGGGCCTCTCCACACCTAGAGCAGATGCGACGTGGCCGTAGCAGCGACGGCAGATGACGAGCATCTCGTCCTCGGCGTACAACTCCGTCGCATGGTCGTACTTGGTGATCTCGACGGCGTAGTCGTACCTCGCGTCCTTGATCGATGCGCCGCAGCACTCGCAGTTCATACCAGCCTCTCCTCCTCCCTCTGCTGCTCCTCGTACCCGTCGCCTTCGCCAACCCCTGGAATGCCATCAAGCTGCTCGAAGTCATAATCTGCCATTTCGCGGTAGTTCACGGCATCGTCGTATTCGACCATCCATCCAACCATGAACTCGGCATTAACATCAACGCTCATTCGTCCGCCTCGCTTTCCAGCCACTCGATCTGCTTCTTGTCGCATTCTTCGACCGGTGCGTTAATCAACGCGCATTCGCGGCACGTCAGATAGCCCATCTCTTGCCGGTACAGACACGCGCCCAAATCGTTGAGCGTCTGGTTCGCGCGCTCCGGCGTGCTGAAATATTTCTCCCAGTTGGTCATTTCGCCTCGATCCTCGCTCCACAATGAGGGCAATACCTGTCCTCCACATCGATGATGCCGTCGCATTCCGAACAGAAACCGTCGCCGCAAATGCTATCGGGCACCGTATAGCCTTCTACGTCGCGATCGTTCATGTAGCACGTGCGCTCGAGGGTGTACTTCCTCGCGTACTCCGCAACGCCCTCGTGCGCCACGTAGACGAAGTCGGGCCATTCGCCCACATGCCAGTTCTTGCCGAGCCACAGGCTCGCTATGTACTCGCTCATTAGCCCACCACCTTTGCGCCGCAGTTCGGGCAGTAGCTCATCGGTATTGTCGTGCAGCAGTCCATGACCGCCCCGTACTTGACGAACACCCCGCACGCGCTACAGCGGAACACGTCGATCCCGGAGTCGTAGCACACACGCTCGCGGTACTCGTGGGCTTTCAGCCACATATCAGCCTCACCACCCGGCAGCGTCCACTCGCCGGGATATTCGGTAATCGAGTGCAGCTTGTACGCCTCGTCGGCGGTTACTATGTACTTCTTCTCGGTCATCAGATCACCGCCTTCATGTCAAGCCACCTGTTAAATGGTATATAGCAGAAACCAATCCCTGAACCGCAGTATGCCATGCTTACCCAGTTTGCAAACACGCACCCACTGCATGATCTGCTATTGCATTCACGAGATACAGCAAACCTGACCTCATCCCTCGTCCCAAGATCGGCGAAATAGCGCTCGTAGTTGGTGCGCGCGGGGGAGGCGGCGAGGTCTAACGTCTCAGCGAACCTTGCAGATGAACCTTCCTGGATGTAGATAACACGGTTTCCATCCTCCCACACGTCACCGACGTACACGATGCGCCCCAGGCTGTCGCGGGGCATTGCTTCGCTCATGTCTCTCCTCCCTTGGACCAGGGCGCGCCGGCCGTCGCTTTTGAACAGATGTCGGTTTGTATTAGCCGACGCGCCCGATGTCCGCTGCTAGTTAGACGGGCGCATGGGCATGACGATCGCGCGCCCGAGCGCCCCTGCCACGGTGATGGGCTTGAGCTTCCCGCTCGTCTTGATCTCCACCTTGCCGCCGCCGACCGACGTCACGGCCCGGCGGAGCAGCGCCGGCGAGCACACGATGCTCACGGCGCCATCGCATGGGACGCCCTCCGCGAACGATCCGGCGTCCTTGGCGAACCCCTCTACCGTAGCCGTGCCGCCTTCGCACGCGATCTCGACCGCTCCCACGGCATCGGCGAACATCGACCTGTCGAGAGCCACTGCCAGGTCGTCGACCGCGAACGTCGCGGCCGCGTCGAACTCCGTCTGCATCACGCGCTCGAACGGAGGGTACTGGCCCTCCACGAGGCGCGTCACCATGGCCATGCCCTCGGCCTCCACGATCGCCTTGCCGCCGGACACGCGCACGGTCGCGCGTCCAGGGCACTTGGCGATGTCGGAGAGGAAGCCGGCCGGCATGACCGCCGAAACCTCCCCGTCCGTATCCGCCGCGGCCTCGTAGACTATGGCGTGGTACGTGTCGGTGGCCGTCAGCTTGAGCGCCCCGTCCCCGGCCTCGACGAGCACGCCCTGCAGCACCGGCTTCGACGCGGCCCGGGATGCGAACGCGGCGGCCTGCTTGAAGAGCGACCCTAGGACGGCGGCAGACATCGAGAAAGATCCTCCGCCCTGAACGGCCGAGAAGCGTGGGAAGCGGGACGGGTCGAGCGATGCCACGTTGTATACCGCGCCTCCGCACCTCACGACGGCGCTCGCGGGCCCCGCCTCTATCTCAACGGCCGCGTCGGGCAGCTTGCCGACGATGGACGATAGCATCTTGGCCGAGATCATCGCGCACCCGGGCTCGTCCACAAGCGCGTCGACGATGCACCTGGACGACTCGTTGACGTCGGTGGCCTCGATGGCGAGGCCCTCCTTTGCGTCCAACAGCACGCACGCCAGGTCCGCGGTTCCGGCCCGCTGCGCGATCTTCGCAGCAGGCGCCACGGCCGCCTTGAGGGTGTCCCTGCTGACTGAAACTTTCATGCTGCTCCTCCCTACGAGGCTATATCGAATATGGTGGGCATGGACTGCTTGCGCTCCTCGGCCTCGAGGTACTTCACGCCGTCGGCCCAGTACTGCGCGTTGAGCTCGACGCCGCGCCCTCTGCGTCCCTTCGCCATCGCCCGAAGCGGGACGGTCATCAGTCCTCCGAACGGGTCGTACACGAGCTCTCCGGGGTTGCTGTAGCGTTCGATGAGCCGGTCAACGATGTCGAACTGCAGAGGGCAGACGTGCATCTGCTGACGCTTGCGCGATTGCTCGGTGTTGAGCGTGAGCATGCGGTTAACGTCATCCCAGACCTCCGGATGCCAGCTTGCGGGAGCAAGGGCCATGAACGACGATGGGAGATGCCCCATGCCGTCAAGTTCCTCGCCGATCCTTACGTGCGACTCGTAGTCATAGACCGAATCGAGGGTGAGGGCCTTGAACGCCTTACCGACATCGCCGACGGGGAGCGCCGCCAGCTCTTCGGGTGTGGCGCTGCGCATCCCGGACGAACGCCAGAACGCATGCGCGTCGATCTGCCAGCGGGCGCGGGTGTACTCGTCTTTCGACTTGACCACCGGAACGTCAGCGTAGCCCTTTGACCGGTCGGTCTGCGGCTTGTGGAAAAGGAGGATGTATTCGGGGCTTCCAACGCCCATCTTCGTGCCATCCTTGCATTGTTCAGACCAACCGAGACGATAGGTCTGGTTGTTCTCGCGCACAACATCCGTGATGACCGTGATCATGCCCATGTAGTCGAATCCGTGCTTGATTCCGTGGTTGATGACCTCGGCGTGGAAAGGCTGCACCGTCGGTATCCCGGATCCGGTGACGTTGCCGAAGTTGATGCGGTCCTTCGTGTGGCACGCGTAGATGCGGCCAGGCTTGAGCACGCGGTAGAGCTCCGGCGTCAGGTAGTCCATCTGCTCGAAGAAGTGCGCGTCGTCCTCCGTGTGGCCGAAGTCGTTGTAGCTGGGCGTGTACTCGTAGTGGTTCGAGAACGGGATGCTCGTCACGATCAGGTCTACCGACTCCGATTCCATGGAGCGAGTCTCCAGCACCGTGTCGTTGTTGGCGACCGTCCACCCCTCGCCGCTCGCCTCGACGCGCTCAACGCCTATTGAGCGCTTCAGGGCGTCCGATATGGCGGCGTCCGCCAGGCCGTATTCCTTTATGATGTCCTGCATCTTCCGGGTCAGCTCCTCGTATCTGCGCCATTTTCCCTTGAGCGCCTTCACCACCTCGCGCTCTCCCTCCGAGTAGATGATGTCGATCCTCACCGGCTCCGACTGCTGGAAGCGGTGGACGCGGTGGACGGCCTGGATGAAGTCGTTGAACTTGAACCCGACGCCGCAGAATACCTCCCGGTGGCAGTGCCGTTGGAAGTTGCACCCCGAGCCGGATAGGATCGGTTTGGTGGCAAGGATGCGGTGCCCGCCGTTGCTGAAAGCCACGATCCGCTCCTCGCGCTCGTCCAGGTCTTGGCTGCCGTACACCTCCACCGCATCCGGTATCTGGCGCTTGATCTCGCGCCGCTCGTCCTCCAGGTCGTGCCACAGCACGAAATGGTCGTCGGGAGACGCGTCCACGATCTCCTTGGCCATGGCGATGCGGGCCTCCATGGTGTCGCGCTTCTCGCGCGCGGCCTCCGAGAGGGACAGCGTGGCGTCGCGGAACATGCGCGCCTGCCCGTCCCTGTCGACCGGCACCTCGGCATCCTCTGGCTCCGGTATCTCGTGCCATGCGACCTCGATGGGCGGCAGGTCGTAGCCATCGTCCGAGTACCCGAGGTCGCTCGGCTTCTGCACGAACACCGCCCAGCTTGCAAGCCACAGCCAGAACTCGCGCTCCTTGTGCGGGTACAGGGTCAGGTTGTTCGCCTTGGTAGAATCCCTCTGAAAGAAGCGGGTGAGCGCCTGCCCCGTGTCCATCACGCCCAGGAAGCCGGCGTAGTGGATCAGCTCCTTGTACCGGTTCGGGGACGGCGTGGCCGTCGCGACGAAGCGGTATGGAACCTGGTCGAACAGCGCGAGGAACGTCTGGTACGTCTTGCTGCCGAAGGAGCGCAGAACGCTCGCCTCGTCAAGGCTGACCGCATCGAACAGGTTGGGGTCGAGCCGCCCGTCGCGGATCGACTCGTAGTTCGTCAGGTACGGCCCGTCGCCTGCGACCTCCTCGGTGCGGCGCACGAAGACAGGCTCCATACCGAGCAGGCCGGCGTCTCGGCGGAACTCCTGGCGCACGCCGAGCGGGCACACGATCAGCTGTCGCCCTCCCTCGCGGTCGCCTATCAGCCTCATGATCTCGAGCTGCATGAGCGACTTGCCAAGCCCGAACGCGGCGAAGATGGCGCGCCGCCCGCCTTGCACGGCCCAGCGCACGATGTCGCGCTGGTGGGGGAACAGGACGCCGCTCACGTCGCTGCCAGGGTCGAACCCGGCGAAAGGAACGTGCGTGCGCTTGCCCTCCAGAAACTCGTTGTAGTCCAATTTTACCTCCATGACGAGAGACAGCCCCGACAGGGCCGCCTCCCAGTTGTATCTCGGTCGGGCTAGATCCTTATCTCGCATCCGCATCGAGGGCAGAACTCCGGGAGCTCTCCGCGCCACTCGAAGTCGCAGCGCGCGTTGAGGCACGTGTACTTGCCCTGGATGAACACCGGGCTGCAATACCGCGGCTCGTCCTCGCGAGCGCGCTTCTCGTCCGCGCACGATGGGCACAGGACGGTGCAGTCGTCGACGTCGACCGACTTCCCGCATAGGTCGCAGTATGCCGACACGTCCAATTCGCAGTAGACGCCCATGCTCTCACCTCATCCGCGGCATCTTCGCGATAAGGATGCAGATAATGACGACGAGGACGAAGCAGGTCACCGTGAGCATTCGATCCACTCCTCCACAGTCTTGATGGGAGGAAGCCCGATGTCCAGGCACACCCCGCGCTCGACGCACGCGCCCTGGCTATGCTCCCAGCCGGGGAGCATGGCCACGCCGTCGCACTCGAGCATCCGGTGCACCGACGCGAGAAGCGCCCGCGGCCATCCGGCGTCCTCCGGCACGACCGAATGCGGGATGACCGGCTCGTAGCCAGCCTCCGCGAGGCGGTACGCCGCGTCGCAGAACGCCCCCAGGTTCCTGTCCTTGCAGCCCGTCACCGGGCCGATGATGTAGACTTTCAAAACTACCTCGCTCTCCAGCATTCACGCTCGTCGATCGCCATCTCCTCGTCGGGGTCCACCGCCTCCATGTCCGCCATGCACACGCCGAGGTCGCGCTTGAGGATGCCCGGCTGCTCGCGTTGCAGGACCAGCAGGCACTCGCCGCATGAGCGGCACCTGACGAAGTCTGCCCCTTCCCTCGGGCCGTAGAGGATGGGGTTGCGCCCGTGCGGCGTGGCGGCTCCTGCGGGCCCGTTTTCAATGCCGTACGGTTCGTACCCGGAAGATGCGGTACCGGGCGCGAGATGGGCGGCACAGGCGCTCACAGCGGCCTCCATCCGTCCATCCCGAGGGCCGTCTGGTACTTCACTGGCTCGTCGGTCTCCAGGTACTCCCAGTGGCCGCCCACGAGCACGTTGCCGGTGCGACTGTCCTCGCTCGACGTCCGGGCCCAGCGGAAGTGGAGCATGCCGGCGTGGGCCTTGCCGTGGCACCCGCCGGCGTTGCCGCTGCCGCAGAGGCGCACCGTCGGCTTTGCGACCTCGCGCCCGTCGCGGACGAGCTTGCCGGAGGAGCGGCGCACGATGTGGTGCCTGTCCGTCGCCGGCACGCCGCAGACGCAGCAGACGCGGGCGGCGTTGTCGATGCTCGGCTTGCCCATCATGGGCAGCAGGAGCTCGTCCACCGTGCAGACGTCATTCGACGGCTTTCGGGGCTTGGGGGCCGCCGGCTTGCGCTTCGCGGCCCGCTCGGCCCGCTTGGCGCGGTCCCTCTCGCGCCTCTCGGCGCTCATCCGGGCCCGCGCCTCTGCGCAGCGGCGGCAGGGGCACATGAGCGACGCCCCGCGCCTCGTGCCGTGGCGCCGGTCGTCGGGGTCGGCGATGAGGCCGGCCAGGTGCTCGGCGTTGGTCTTCATCGCCACACCACCGCCTCCGCCTTGATCGCCCCGCAAGTCCGGCACTCCCACCACATCGCCGTCCCGTCCTGCCGCGGCATCTCCGCGCCGCACAGCGGGCAGTAGGGCTTCTCGTATGGCTTCGCGGAGGGCGGCGCGGCATCCGCCGCAGCCGCGTCGCCCGACGCAGAAGGTTTTTGGTTTGGTTTATCCAAACCAAAACCTTTGTTTTGTTTTGTTTTGTTAGCTTGGCCTCCGGTTTCCCCGTCGGTTTGCCTTCGGTTTCCGGGTCGGTTAGCCTTCGGTTTCCGTGTCGGTTTCCGTCCTCCCTTTTTCCCGTTCTGACGTGCGGTTTCGCACTTCTCGTGGTATGAAGCTATGTTCTCTTTCGCGCGCTTCGATATGACGGCGCTCGTGTTTTCCACATCGATTTCGAGCAGCCCGATTTCTACCATCGAAGAAAACCAGTTTTCGAGCGTCTCCTCGTTGACATTTAACCGATGGCAAAGCGCTCGCTTAACGTGTCGGTTCCCGAAAACATCCAAGGCGGTTTCATCCCGGTATATCTGCTCTACCGCGCACCAGTAGGCGTCGACAGCAGCCCCGCCGCATTCGAGCCGCAGGGCGATGATCTTGTCGTCGCTGCCGGCATCCGTCGAGTGGTCGAAGTACATCATGCGACCACCCCTAGAACTCGATGTCTTCGTCCAGCAGCTCGCAGGAGGCGGCCCCGCCAACGTTGCCTTCGTCTACCGTCGCGCTGCCTTCACCAGCGTCTATATCAACGGTCTGACCTTCCACGACCGCCTCCTTCATAATCTGGTCTATGTACTCCATCGCGTCGTCGATCTCGGAGTCGTTCAGCTCCTCGATGTCGTGGCCGTACTCCTCCTTGCACCACGACTTAACGCTCGCGACTGACAGGCCCATGTCCTTCAGCTCGCGCAGCTTCGATCCGAACTCCTGCTGCTTCCCCGGCGTCGGCGGCGCGCTTATGTCGAGCACCTCCGCGTTCGCCGGCTGGTCGCGCCTCTGGCGTCCTCGGTTGTCGGACGCGTCGGCTATCTCCGACTCGTCGTAGAGGCCGGAGAACAGGTTGGGGAACGCCTCCCGGAGCGCCTGCGCCTTGGCGACCTTGACGATCATGGTCGCGGGCATCCTCTTCCAGTTGGACTTCCCGGTGTCGTACTCCGACAGGGACACCTCCACGTGCGTGGGATGCTCCCTGTCCTTCCTGTACACGATGGCCCACGCCCCGACGAGCGCATCGCCCGGTACGACGAGCGCGCCCTTGCGGCGCTTCAACTCCCCGTTCGACACGTACACGACGCCCGATTCCATGCCGTCGTACTGCGGGTTGTTGTCGGCCCGCTTCTGGAAGGCGTCCTTGCCGATGATCACGGTGGCAGGCTGGTCGTCGGAGTACTTGACCAGGTGCACGTCATGCGCGAACGGGTCCAGCTTGTAGTTCTTGCATTGCTGCATGTAGATCAGCAGCTCCGAGTCCGTCACATGCCCGTTGCCCTTCGTCAGGTACGTCTTCACGTCGTCGGGCGACAGGGTGATGGCGTTCCCAGACTCGGTCTTGTACTCGACCGGTGCCAGTTCGTTGCTCATTTGACCTCCATCACCCTCTTGCAGGATTTTTTCTCGAAGCTGGGGAGTGTTTTCGCCATTCCCCACAGCTTCGTCGCATCCGTGTCCTCTGCCGTGAACTCGAGGCGGTACAGGAAGCGACGAGGCGGCTTCTGCGGCGGGGTTTCGGTCTTTTGCTGCTCCTTGGCCGCCTCCGCCTCGTTCGCCGCCGTGACGGCCTCGTGCGCCCTTCCCACGGCCACGTCCAGCAGGGTTGCCGCCTGCCTGTGCGATTCCCGCTCTGCCTTCGCGCGCTTCAGGCGGTCGACCTCGTCCATGGCCGCGCGGAGGTCGAGCGTCTTGCAGTACACCATGTCGGCCTCGGTCGCGTACTCGCCGTCCCTGATGCGCTCGCGGTCGTGAACGGCATCGGCGACCATCTCGTCCAGAAGGTCGCACGCCTTGTTCCCCGTGAAACGCTTGTCGCGGGACACGAGCTTCGGCTCCTTGGCGACGTAGACCTCGAGCGGGATAAGCTCCATCAGGTCGGGGGCCGCCGCCTCGTATTCGTCGGCCAGGAGCTTCAGGCGGGCCTGCTTCTGGCGCTCGTTCGCCTCCTCGATCTGCCGTCCGGTAGAGTCGTAGACTGCCCTCACGCGGTCGCGCAGGGCGTTCAGAGCACCGTCCGCCTCGGCCCTCGCGCCGTTGATTGCCTTGTCCATCTCCTTGCGGCCGTCGTCGATGGCATTTGCCACCTTGTTGATGTCGGCGCGAACGTCTTTTAGCTGCTTGACCTGCTCCGGGTCGTCCACGTCGATCTCGACGCCTCCGAAGAACGCCTCGATGCCGCAGACGAACGACTCGATGTTCTCCAGGTTCTCGATCTTGACCGTCGGCAGCGTGTAGGCGATGGCCGGCTTCGGGGCCTTTGCGAGGTTCACCGGCTCGATGACCTCGGCTTGTACTTCTTGCGGTTCGGTCATACTTCCTCGATTTCTACGATGATTCTAGGGTTGTTCCTGTTGACCAGGAACCTGTCGCTTATGCCCTTGACGTAGCGCTGCGTGTCGTTCGGCAGCACCCCCTCCTCCACGAGGGCGTCAAGGACGAACTTCGCGGCGAAGCGGATGTTGTCGGGGTCGCGGCGCATGTTGGGCTCCACCCACGTGATGGACACGCGCACGGGGCCGTCGTAGGGCTTGAGCCTCGCCGCCCTTATCGACAGGGCCGCGATGTCCTGGTTCGTGCGCTTCATCGCCGCGCCCTTGTAGCGGTTCGCCCTGCAGGCCCTCGTGTACTCGTTGAGGCCCGAGAGCTTCCAGGGAACCTCGAACGATTGCCTCATGCCATCACCTTGCCGGCGTACTTGTTAACGAAGAAGGTTTGCCCCTTGCCCGTCACCTTGGGCGTGATGCTCGTCGTGATTCTCCCGTCGGAGTGGGTTACGGCGGTCTCCTTGACGCGGAAAAGCCCCATCTCCATGGCCCTTTGGGTTGGGCGGTTCTCTCCCTTGCACATGTAGCCGTCCCTGCGCAGAAGCGCGTAGAGTCGGTTCTGGCCGATCTCGAATCCGCTCTGCGTGAGCACCTTCGCGAGGTCGCGAATCAGGATGCAGCTGTCGCTCGCGGACACCGCGTCTGCGAAGAGCGCTTTGGGAGCCATCTCCGCGTTCTTGACCTCGAGGGCCCGGCGCCTCTCCTGCTCGGCTTTGAGGTTCTGGGCGAGTTGGATGATGGTGTCGGGGTTGAGCAGCGCCTCCTCTATCGTGGAGGGCGTGAGGTATCCTCCGTGCGAGCGGATGGAGGGCAGGACCTCCTCGAATACCCACGCCTCGAATCGCTCTGCGTTGGGGAGTTTTGAGTGGGTTATCAGCCTGTAGACGTCCGGCTCGGAGATGAACTTGGCTTGTTGGATGCGTCCCAGGCTGTCGGTGATGGGTCGGTAATTCACCGACCCACGGCAATGGCATGTGACCGCATCGGCCGGGCGGGCGTACCCTAGGGCTTTCGCGACGTCCGTTGCGCAGAACAGGATCGTTCCGCCTTCGTCGATGATGCGCAGGTCGCCGAACTCCCACCTCTCGAAGACTTGCACGTTGGTCGAACTCATGCGAGCACCCCCCACAGGACGCCAAGGCCCCAGGCGATGCAGAGCATGATGCCGAAGCCCCGGCAACCGCGCGCCCATTCCTCCGGCGCTTCTCGCGCCCTGTCGTATTTGCGCTCGCTATAAAGCACGGCACGTGCTAAACTACTGTCGATCCGAGGATCGTTTGCGCGCCCGCTTTCCAGGGCTCGGCGCGCATTCTTTTTATGCTGCGGCATCCTTCTTCGCCTCCTTCCTTTGCCTTTTCTCGACGGCGAGGAGAAAATCCTCGAACGGGCCTCTCCATTGGCTCGCCGTTATGTCGTAATCGGCATGGACAACGCCCACGCCGTTTCTACACTGGACGACGTGCGTCCCCTTCTTGATGATTACTTTGTCTTCCACTGGCTCTCACCTCCTTTCTGTGCAAGTGTTTTATGGATTGGCGCGAAAGAGCGCGGCTTCAGCCTTGCTTTCGATCACACTGCTAATTTTTCAATGTGCGACCGGATACCTGCACGAGCGGCTGCTCTGGTAGAATCTCCGTATCGAGATCGGAGGAAGCGATGTACGAAGTGAACGGGATCGAGCTGTCGTCTAGCGAGTACAACGAGCTTGTGATGCTCTCCGAAGCTGCCGAACGCGGCGATAACCCAGACGAAATCGCGAACGCCCGTCTTCTTGATAAAGAGACAAATGCCTTCAACGCCTCGACCGTCCAGACATACCTGTCGCTCCACGGCCGCGGTTTGGTGTCCGGCCACCAAATCTGTGGCGGTTTTCACTGCACCGGGATAACCCAGCGCGGGTTGGATTTCGTGTCAGACTACGACAAACGCATGATCGAAGACAAAGCGCGCGCAAAGTCCGATAGAAGACACGACTACCTGGTCGCGCTGTTCGGATCGGCAGTCGGGTTCGCGCTCGGCATAATCGCCGAACACTTCATCGGAATAACAGCTGCAATACAATCGATAACGCAAATCCCGCCGCAAGGCTAACGAAGAACACCATCGAGTAGTGACAAAAGTTTTTTCTCACAAGCGGCTCCTTTCCGAGCAGCCATGTGTGCAGGTATTCGGTTTTCAAGGTGCTTGCGGTGAGCCCGCGGCGGAGGATGACCGACAGCGCGCTGCTCATGGGGCGCTGTCGCGCGCTTCCAGCGGCGCCCTTAGGTGGCGCGGCTGCGGCGAAAGGAGGGACCGAGATCGGTCTATCCTTTGCGGCGGGTTCACCTCATGGCCGCTACAGCAGCGGCCTGATGTCCGTCATGAGGGCCGGCAGGCTGTCGATGCTGACGTTCGCCCGCTTGTGGTCCACGCCCTCGATGCGCACCCACTCCTCGCCGTGATCGTCCACCTCGTAGACCATCGGCGTCTCGGCCAGGTAGTCGTATCGGTGCGCGCCGCATTCGACGAGGGCATCGTTGATGCGCTGAACGAACAGCGCCTTGTCCTCGGCTTCGATCTCCACTTGCTTTTTCGCCTCCTTCCCTATCCCGCCTCGCGCTCGGCGTACGCTTCCGCGCAGCCGTGGAACAGCTCCACGATCTCGTCTACCTCCGGGTCGGGCTTCGCGCCGTCCTTCGTGAGTTCGTTTCCGATAGCCTCCGCGTAGTGGTGAAGCCGGCGCGCTATCCATTGCGCGAGGTGGCCAGATACAGTAATTTATTTCCTGTTTGAGATGAAAAAAATATCCTGAACATCAACGCCGAGAAAGTCTGCCGCTTGCTTAGCGGTTTCGATTCGCATTGTGCTGGGATCATTTTCGTATTTATTGTAACAAGGACGTGACACGCCCAAATGGCGCGCCATGGCGATTTTTGACACACCCTTGCTTACGCGAATTTCTTGAAGCGTTTTCATCTGTCCTCCTTCCTCATAAAACAGTAATTTAATTCCTGTAGACTGTCAAGAATATTTTTACTAAAATGGAAGAAAATTTTTACTGATGGGCGGTTCTCATGGGTGTTGCTGAAAACATAAAGATGATAAGAGACATGTTTGATGTCACGCAACGCGAACTTGCAGATATTGCAGGCGTCACAGAAAACGCTGTATCAAAATGGGAAAATGGATACTCCGAGCCGAGAATGGGCGCAGTGGAGAGAATTGCTGCCTGCTATGGGCTAAAAAAACGGCACATCATAGAAGACGGTGGCATGGATCTGATCGATCCAATAACAAAAAGGCCTAAGATACTGAATGATTATCCACAAGGTGCGATAATCCCATCCCCACCACGCAGGGCATACGCCCCCCTCCTCGGTCGTGTGCATGCCGGAGACGCACAGACTCCCGAGATCATCGAGGACAACGTGTCGCTCCCTTACGAAGTGTGGGACAAGCACCGCGATGGGTATTTCTTGGAGGTCGAGGGAAATTGCATGAGCAAGGTCTACCCCGAAGGATGCTTCATATTCGTCGACCCCCGCATGGAGCCCAAGAACGGCTCCATAGCGGTGGTGAGCATAGACGGAGAAGATTATGTCATGAGGCGGCTCTACCGAGGGGCGAATACGATGATCCTCTCCCCAGACAGCTGGGAGGACGGTTACGAAGATATCGTTATAAGCGAGGGCGATGACCGTACCGTAGAATTCGAGGGTGTTGTGGTCTGGTTTCAGGCAAGCAAGGAAATGGAGTAGGCTATGGGCAATATGACAAGCAGGATTAAAAGAACTGTAACTCTGATAGCTTCATTATCTTTAGCCGCTGCACTATTTGGTTGCTCATCTCAATTAAGTAAGCAAGAAACGGAAGCTTTGGATAAAACAGCATCGATCTCCTCGATGCACTTCAAGTATCCAGGATCATGGAAAAGCGAAAATATTGACGCTAGCGGCCTCCGAGTAACATCTCCAAACAAAGACGCCTCCGTGGCTGTCAATTATTGCTATGGCGCCTACGAAAACGAACGGTCAAATCAAGAATTTATCGATGGCATAACAAACAACCCCGAGAATATACGAGATTATTCAGTTAATGGGTATTCGGGCAAAAAGTTTAATTGCAAGGTTGACGTTGATGGAGCCACGTATGATGCTCAGTGTGTTTTCGTTGTAGTTGGAAATGACATAGCAGCAATGTATGCGGTGTATGATTCGTCAAAACATGCAAACACGATAGACGACATGCTTACATCTGTGCAAATTAAAGAATCAGAACAAAAAACTGAACAGAAAGACGCATCTCAAAAAGAGAAAGCGCAGGAAGAAAAGAAAGAAGAGCCGATTCCTTCTACGCCGTCGGAATCGGTCAGCCAGAAAAATGCTTTGGAAAGCGCAAAAAACTACCTCGACATAATGCCATTTTCATACGACGGGCTGATTGATCAGCTAGTTCACGATAAGTTTTCTAAAGAAGATGCCACGTATGCAGCCGATAAATGTGGCGCAAATTGGGACATGCAAGCAGAAAAGGCTGCAGCATCATATCTAGACATAATGCCATTCTCCCGTGATGGGCTTATCGAACAACTCATCCACGATGGCTTCACCGAAAGCCAAGCAGCACACGGAGCCGATTCTGTAGGACTGTAATCTGGAAACACATATAAAAATATTTGTTAGAATAGTTTACACGTGTTAAAGTATTTGTTATACTTATCCCATCGGAAGGAGGAGCGATGAAAGACTACTCGTCGAGGGAAGTCATCAAGCTGTTGAAAGCCGATGGGTGGTACGAGGTCGGAACAGTCGGGAGTCATCACCAGTTCAAGCACCCGACCAAGCCGGGACGCACTACGGTGAAGCACCCGACCAAGAGCATCCCGCGCAAGACCCTCGACAGCATAGAGAGGCAATCGGGGCTGCTGTTCAGGTAGCCCCACCCCCTCTACCGCGCCTCGCAATCAGAATTGGAGGATCGAATGAAGAAGAACGACAGGTATATCTACCCCGCCGTTTTCACCTACGAGCCCGGACAGGAAATCGCCGTGACGATTCCAGACCTCGACGTGGCGACCAGTGGCGAGAACGACGACGATGCGCTTCTGTCAGCGCGGGAGCTACTAGGATGCGTGCTGTACGGCCTCGAAGAGGACGGCGAGGAAATCCCCGCGCCCAGCCAGCTCAAAGATGTGAGCGTAGCCGAGAACGAGCATACGGCGCTCGTGGACGTG